TGTCAGGTAGCGAGTCCATCCGCCCTTTCAATTCAAGGAGCAACTCGTCTGTTTCTTCGGGAGTTATCGCGACCTCATCTTCAAGAGACTTTAACCCCCCAGCTAGAGCTACATCCATTTCGGCGGATTCCTGTTTTAATGTTCGTGAATCAGCGAGTTCAAGGCGCTTTTCCATTTCGGAGATTTTTCGTTTCAGCTCCTCATTGGGGTCAGAGAAAAGTGAAGAAACATCTTCTTCTTTGTCGGGGCTGGGGTTAGCCTGAGCTTCCTTGGCAGCCGCTATCTCTTCTTTCATCGCCAAAAGTTCTGCCTTTTGCTGGTTCAACGCACGGGCCTTTGTATCGTAATTGACACCGAAAGAGGCCCATTTCATGAGCTCTGCTCTGTCTTTCGGTTCCCACTGTTTACCCGCTGCCTTGAACGTCCACTCCTTACCGTTCCAAACTGGGGTCTGGGATACGGGGGGTGTGCTCGCGTCTGTCGGTTGCGGCTGCTGTTCGGCGGGCGCCGAAGTCTCGTTCTCTTCTGTAAAGAACGATTCCGGGTCTACCGTTGTCCCAGCGTTGCCAAGTTCATCTGTCATATTAGTCTCCTTTTATAGTGGCGGCATTGGGGCTGCCGTTTCTGGCGCTGCCCCGGGCTGCTTAACTAGAGTTACCGAATCGGGTGAAACCATCTGGACGACATATGTATCGCCCTCCATCGCATCGGGGAGGATGGTCGTTGGGACTTCCGCCGGAGCACCCTCTGCGGGAATTTCTGGCGTCAGTTCTTCGACGGGTGGAATCCCTTCTGCGGGCATTTCCATATCAGGTGGTGCGGGCATATTCCCGGGGGCTACCTGATTACTTGTCTTGTCTTCGAACCCTCTCAATTTATTCGCTAGGGCGTTCCCTAGAGCCTTGGCTTTGATTCCCATGTATCCTCCTAGATTCCTTTAGTCATCTGCAACGATGCCCTTGTAGCGGCAATTTGTCTCAACCGAGAAGTAGGACCGCCCGTAACTTGCGTCCGTGGCGTCCCTCCCCTCGCAATTCTTTCTTCTTCTCTAACGCCACGTGCTTCATGGGCAGCAACACGACCATTACGCAACATATCCTGTTCTGCCGCAGCAATTCTCGCAGTTTGTTCTACCGATGGGACAAAGGGTTCTGCCCCGGGTTCGGGGTGGTTTGGTCTTGCAGCCGCAAGTGCCGTCCCGTATGAACTTGTCATCTGCCCTGTGCCCTCATAGGTGTTTTGTGTGGGATAAGTTTGGGAAACCTCGACATCTGGCGTGAAATTATCTGGGTCAGGTTGAGGCACATCATAACCAGTGGCAGCCAGACCCCTCCGTGCCAGAGAATCAGCCACCATTTGCCGTAGTTCTACTCCCGTCTTCATCTTAGCCATATCACATCGCCTCCATGCCTAACTCGCCCAATGGACTCGCTGCCGGGGTCTTCCCCGGGGGCTGTTGAGTCTGTTGTAATGCCTGTTGTTCCTGCATCTTCTGTTGCTGTTCCTGTATCCTCTGTTGCGAGGATTTGACGACACTCATGAGAACGGGGTCGCCAACAATTTCCGCAAAACCCGTGGGGTCAATAATTTGCGAGTCCACCATCACCTTCGACATATTGACTCGCATATTCTTGTCGCCCGGGAGTGCTTCTGAATAGAGGATGGAGACATCAAAGGGAGTGTCCATATCGGAAGGATTGGGAGTAGCCCCGACTATCTCGGTCCAATGCCAGTTTGTATATAACTTCATCAACTGGATAGCCATTTTAGCCCATTGCCCGATAGCCGCCGAAATCCCATCTTCCTTGAGTTCCTTGATGGTCTTCCCGGCTTCCTGTAGGGCAACGATAGCAGAAGCGGCTGTAACCCCACTCGATGTAGAGCCGTAGTTCACCTGACGAACACCTGAAATGTCAGGGAACGTTCCTTGCAACATCGCTATACCATTCTGCCACCCAGACGAAAGTTCCGGCGTTTGCAGCGCTTCCAGTGTATCCATCCCGGCGACGTGGTGGACCTTCCCCGGTTGGTTCGAAAGCGTCTCTTCCATTTCCGAATCAGTCGTCTTCCACTGACTATTCTGCGTCAACATGAGGTTATCTTCAAAATAACCAAAGATTTTCATGAAGGATTTTTGGGCTCCCCACATATCTTCGACCATACTGATACGTTCTCCAGTAGTTGTAATATCCACTACGTAGTCAACGATTGGTATTGTCTTGAATGGATAAGGATTCTCTTCATCTACAAACGGGTGCTCTGGGTCAGCATAGGCCCAAATAACGTGTCGCCCGTTGGGGATGGTCACGTCGGGGTTATACCAAGACTCGACGATGCGGACCCCTTCTGCGTCAGTAAACTCATCCTTATCATCGGCCTTTAACTCTTTTCCGTACTTCGTGAGGACGTAGAACGGGTCGCGGATGTTGGTCACATGAGCATAGGACGCCTCTGAGATGGTCTTGGCGAGCGGGTCTATAAAAATATTAAAGGGAGAAATCACATACGAACCAATATTCCCATGACCGCCCTTTACGCCATCGGCATCTAGGAAGGATTCCGCTGCGGCATCCCACATAATTCCATGATAGCCACGCGAATACTTGAGCATATCACTTGTCGCCAGTAGGACATCTCGGGCCAAACCCTTATTTTCGTAGATACTCTTAAGCGCAGTCGTGAGAATGTCGGCTGTAGCAGCTCCCGAAGCACGAGTCGGATTGACGAGGATAGAGGGGTGTTTGAGCTGGAGCATGGCGAGTAACTGCAAGACATTCGGTTTGATATAATTGATTTCTGGTTGTGCGGCGTGTTCGTCTACATCAGAGATATACTTCCACTGAATACCGTTATAGTAGTCCCGCCACTTTCGGCAACTCTCAAGATAAGTCTGCGCCTTACTCTTGGCGAGTTCGTACTCTTCTGCGATTTTATGTTCCATTTCTATTTATTAACACTTTTGTTAACTTCCCGTTTTGGGGACCACCCGGTTTTACGCATCGTGCCGTAGACATAGGCATCCTTGCGTTCTCCCGTGAGGTGTTTGGCTATCGCTTGCTTCAACAGTTCACGTTCCATCTTTTTTGGCACGTTTCACCTTCTTCTCCTTAAGAGCCTTGACCATCACGCCCGCAATTTCATAGATATTCTCTTCCTCTTCTTCACAGTTGGTGAGATATTGCAAACAATGAAACAACTCGTGGGCTAAGGCTACGCGAGTGTCGTATTGTGACATCTTTTCTTGAATCAGTACCTCAAGTTTTTGGAATCCATCATGCTTTTTAGGAATACGGGTTATCCCGTATGGTTTCACCCCGAGTTCATCCTCGAACGCCATCAACAATTTCTTGGGAACCTTCTCCACGGTGATAAGTGTCGTTTTCCCCATCACGCCCTCTTCATAAACTCATCTTTTTCTCGATGTTTCCCAAAGATTTGGTTGATTCTAATTTCCGCCGCCGTCAACTCTCGCTTTACGGGAGCAATCATGCGCCGGAGGATGGCAAGATTGAACTGTCGCTGTCCCATGATAGCATAACGGATAGCATCCATCAAGTCATCATCTATTTTGTCTGGTTTATCGCCTTTCATGATGTAATTTCTGAATTGTTCCTTGGTTTCTCCACAATTTTCAGTAATCATGAAGCGAAGGGTATTGATAAGTTTGTTCAGTTCCGAGATTCCTTGGTTCACGTCGTTGATTGCGGCCTGAAAACTAACCTCAACCCCCAACTTTTTGAACTCTTTTCGCATCTCCATCGCACCTTGCGGGTTGCTCGGGTCATAGTAGATGCGCCGGACATTATACTTCAAAATATTTGGAGCATTGTTCGCAGCATGAGTCTCGTAATCAATCGCATGGGCCGAATACTCATGGAACATGTGGATAATCCCGTCTTTTTCATACAGATAAACGAGGGTAGTGGGGTGGCCGAACCCGAAGTCCATGCCACACCACACTTCTGCGTTTTCGGGCGGTTCGTGAGGTTCTTCACGGTTCGCTGGCTTGAGGTCATAGACTAAACCAATGGCAGCGGTGAACTCTCCCTTATAGCGCATAGCAAATTCTGAGGGCGGAAGTTCTTTTTCTAGCCTGTAGTATTCTTCTTTTGGGAACGCGGGGTTTGCAATCGATATGCACTGGATGAAGCGGTATGACGGGTTGCCCATCTTCCACTCTTCATACGGTTCGTCTTGAATCCATGCTTGCGTTTTCCCCGGATAGGGGGTGGACAATCCGAAGAACTGCCCGTCACGCAATAAAACGCGGCCCCGCAATACTGTCCAAACTCTCCTTCGGTACTGTGCAACCTCATCGCACACAATCCCGTCAAACTGACCGCCCTCAAGCATATCGGGTTTGTCGGCGCTCCCGAAGAAAATCTTATACCCCGGGCCTTCATAGCTCCGGGTCTTCTCAATCCACTCGCCTTTTAGGGGAGTGTGGTTAAAATACTCTTCGATATATGGTCGGGCTATCTGGTCAACCATCTTGTTGATGGGTTCCACGACCAGATACCGTCCGCCATGTTTCTTCCGAATCCAACGGAAGAGCTTGATGGGCATCAGCGACGACTTCCCTAACCCCGACCCTCCGATGAGCCAGATATAGGTCGTCGCATCATCGTCGAGGATTAACTGCTGATAGTAGTTCGGCTCCTCTTGGACGTGCCCATCATCCATGACCTTCCACAAGACAGGCTTGTGGTTTTTATCATCAAATAGGACTGGCATCAGTTTCGAGAATTATGTCCGTGGCCTTGTTCGGGTCGGCGTTTCCCTTGATTTCTTCGGGCCAATCCGGCCCCTGTTCCTTCTGGTCACCCTTAAGAGCCCCCGCCATATCGAGCAGGATACGTGCGCTCATCGTAATGTCGCCGCCCTTTAGGTCAACCATATCCTTCGAGAGAAGGCGAGAACCCTTGTCAACCACCTGTTCAAGCACGGCC